CTTTAATATCTGTTTGTGGGAATTTAACTTCAAATATGCTAGGATCCAAAGAAGGATATATTACTTGATTTTGAGTTGCTCCTTCTATATCATATGAATATTGTGAATATCCTATAGTAGTTCCTGCTTTGTTAGTTATTTTTACATTTTTAACAGTTTGAACTCCTCTAATTCTATCTAAATTTATATATATATCTCTTAATAATATAGGTTGATTAAGTTGCCATTTATCTCTAGAAAAGTAATCTATTAATAAATTAATACATCTTAATAATACTTCATTATTATTATATTCAGGGAGTACTATTATTTCAAAATTAACAACTATGTTTATAATAAAAGCATCTCTAATTTCAATATTATCCCCAATAATTCTATTTTGAGAAAGATATGTTCTTAAATTTTGTTTTATAGTATTTGAAGGTTGAGAAAAATGTCCTTGTGCATTTTGAGTTAAACAATATAAATTAAGAGTTTCAATGGTTGATACTTGATTATCAGTTAATTTAGGCTGTTCAATAAATGCTTTAGATATAGCTCCATATTCTGAAGGCATACTTAAAGCTCTAACTAAATAATCATCAGCTGTAACAGATCTTTTTTGGGATGATACTAGAGCTAAAGTATTTTGTCTAATTTCTTCAACAGTATCCCCAGCTCTACCACCTGAAGCTGCTTCTGGGTTATTTGAGGAAAGAGATCTAAAGATGTAATTTGCAGTAGTAGAATTAAGATTAATTTGGTTAAAATTAATATTAGTAGTATTAAGAGTTGTTAAAGTATTAGCATCAACATTTGAGGTAACCCCACCACCTGTTAAATATCTAACTGTTAAAGTTGTATTTGAAGGTGCAATACCGTAAGTATCTGTATATAAAAAGTTAGTAGGTGAGTAGGCTGATGTTAGTTTTGATTGTTGGGTTAATAATCCTAATCCAACGTTATTAGGGTTGGGGATTATATTTTCATCATTATCAATAGCAGTTCCTGATCCGAATTGGATTTGTAATGTTCCTGCTGAGGTAAATCTAGTGGAAAATCTACGTTGTACTTTTTCTAAACTTAAAAGATAAGGAACCTCTCCAGAATCTAATACATTATTAGGATCATTAACATTAGTATTTTTAATCTTTTTATAAATCATTTCTTGACCTAAATGATCTACTTCATACCATACATTACCATCAGAATCTATAATATCTAATATTTTAACTATATTTGAGCTATTTATCTCAATTGTTGTAAAATTTTCGGGGGTAGTAAAAGTAAAGGTTTGGGAATTAATTTGAGAGGAAATAGTTTTTCTGCTTTTTTTCAAAAGATAATATTGTGGTGAATCTCCTGAAATTTGGTATACTGAGATCTCGGTTGGGTCTTGGGATGATGAAAATGAGAAATCTATTTTATCTTGGAGTAAAAATGGTGTATTCCCTCCTGCTGCTGAAGAGATTGTAGTGTTTTCATTTATTGTTAAAGCATAATCATAATCGGGTACTATAGTTCCCCCAACATTTTTAGCAGGGAGTTGTTGATAAAAATCAACAGTAGCTTGAGCTACTCCTGTTGTTTTAGGTTTATACCCAAACATATATGATAACTCATAAACATTATTTGTTTGTTGAGCAAATTGGATAAAGTTTTCTTGGAATTGATTATCTAAATAAAAACTTAAAACATCTCCTACATAAGAGGATTGTTCAATAATCATCATACCTGGAGAAGCAGGGGAGAAGTCATTGTAAGTATTTGGGAAATACGTTTTAGAAAACTCGATTAGTCTATTTCTAAAATCGGAAAAATCCCTATTTAGATATTTTATATCACGTTTGATAGTAGCCATTATGTAAATGATATGTTAATTTCGTCTTGTATGTTAGTGTTTATAACCTTATAAGTGAAATTTATTGATATTTCATTATTATTTTCATTTCTAGAGACATTTAAATCTTCTATTTGAATATTTGGGAAGTAATTTCTTACTTTAAGAGATATATCTTCTAATAAAAACTCAATATTATCATTATATATTTGTTCAAAAATAAAATTTCTTATACCTCCTCCAAAAGTTGGGTTTAATAGCCTTTCCCCAGGATTAGTTAAAAAAAAGTTTATTAAATTATATTTTATAGAGTCTTTAGTTTGATAATTTGACTTAAAAACAGCAGGACCATTAAAAGGAAGAGAAATACCAACAGCAGCACTGTTGTTTAAATCTATAGGGAATATTTGCTGTTGTCCAAAAGCCATTATTTAGTATTTAATAAATTCATAATTTGATCCATTCCAACTTCTCCATTAGGAAGACTTCCATTTATAGAATCCGCCATAGGTGATGGGTTAAATTTAGAAGTAACATCTTTACTAGTCATAGTCATCCCATTTAAAATATCCATATATTTTTGTTTCATATCCATATTAACTTCAGGCGATTTAGAAGAAATATTAACTTGTGGGATTGAATGTTCTGTAATAGTTTGATGTCTTGAAGATTTAAAGGATTCTAAGAGAATTTCTTTTAATTCTTCTTGAAATGCTTCTTTCACTGCATCTTTGATAATTTTTTTAAAGACATTTGTTTTCATATTGATTATAAATATTTAATTAATCAGCTTTTAAATTATTAGTTTGTATATAAAATACAAGTTCATTAATCAGTATTTGATTTGAGGAACTAAATGAATATTCTCCTCTGAGTAATATAACTCCTTGTGCATTTTTAGCAATAGCTCTTTTTCGTTTAAGATTATTAGTAGTAGGTTCTGTTTCAACATCAAAATTAAATCCATTAATTTGAATGTTTTGTTGAGTAGATTGGGATTGTTGTTGGTTATTTAATTCTAATAAAGTAGTATTTATTTCTGCTAACTCAACTTCATCATCTCCAATACATTTTTGTATTTGAAGATCTAAAGAATTCAATAAATCTATAATTTGTTTTAATCTTTCTGCTAACGAAGATAAACTTAAAATTAAACCTGAAGATAAACCTGAAAGCTTTGAAATAAGGGGTTCTAAAGTAAGATGTTTTAGATCTTGTATTTGAGGTATAATTTCAGGAGCGCCGGGGGGTAAAGTAGGTATAGGGAGGTTTTTTAAAACATTAAATAAATTTTTAACTATATTTGTTACATCTTCTAATCCTTCAATAGTATTTAGAATATTTGTTGTAGTTGTATAAATATTATTTAATTGAGTTGTTAATTTATTTCTTTTTTCAACTATAATATTTAATACTGAAGAGGGTGGGCAGAATGTACCTTGTGAAGGGTTTGGATTTTCTAAAGGGTTGTTTATCCCAAATTGAGATAATAAATCAAATACTACAGGTAAAGATATACGTGTTATAGTATCTGATAGATTATTTATACGGGAGATAGCTAAAGTATCAACTGATGATTTTGTTTTAGTTTTTAAAGAATCAACAACTATTTTTTCTAGTTCTTTTTGCTGTTGAACTTTATTATCTGTTATAGTTTTTAATTCTATTACACCTATATCTTCTTTAACCTTATTTGTTAAAGTAGTAATACGTTTAGTTTTATTGTTATATCCTTCTAAACTAAAAGTTAATATCAAAGGAGATTTTTCATCCCATTCCTCACTTATAGAAAATTCTCCTTTAGAATTTGTAAAAACAATATTAATACCATCCCCAACTTGTACTCCTTTAAGTACTTGTTGAGACATATCAACCACTATACCTTTAGTTATATAATTCATTTATATTGTTTTACTTACTTTAGATTTTAAGTTAGGTAATTGAGATTGAATTTCATTTAATACTGAGAGGGCATTAGTTGCAGCTTGATTCATAGGTGCATTAGGAACTGGAACTCCTCCAGGATATATTTGGTCTATTATTAAAATATTACAAATTGAAGTAAGTTGTGTGATTAAACGGGATAGTAAGTCAGTGGTTTTATCTCCTAAGAGTAAGGGTTCTGTTGCTTTTTCATTACCAAGTTTAACATTTTGAGAATCTATAAAAAGATTACGTGATTTTACATTTATATACTCTTCAGTAGATAGATTTATACCCTTTTTAGATCCTATTAAAACACTATCATTTTTAGCATTTAATACAATTCTATCAGTATTAGCAAAAATTTGTGGACCTGTGTAGTTATTTAAGGTTGTTGCTCTACCTAAAGTACTAAAAGAAGTAAATCTATTTATAGTATTATTATCTATTGGAAGTTTTTGAGTTGAAGTTAAATATATAGATGATAAATCTTGATTTACATTTTCTGTAATAGGAATCCATCCTTCTTCAGAGGAGTTAGAGGGTTGTCCATTTCTTAAAATTACAATAGGATCTCCATTTTCACCTGCTTCAGACCAATTATTTTTATATTCACTTTTAGATTTAGTAGTTGACCCAAATCTTAAACTATTTCCCCATCTACCTTCATACATCACATCTCCGGCAAATGGGAGTAGTGGATGAATATTAGATTTTTCAATAAATGTATTTTGACTAGGATTTGAGGGACTATTTAAATCTATTTCAGTAGAACCATCTGTTACTCTTCTAACTAATCCACCTTCAGTTTGCTGATAGTCTAATTGTTGAGATGGGGGTAAATTATTATTTCGCGGGTTTGGGAGTGCGTTATGATGAGGACTATTCCAAATATTATAAGAAGGTAAATAATAATATTCTTCTCTTAAAGTAAGAGCATCTGTAGGGATGGGAAGAAGAAATAATTGAACTACTTCATTTATTATAGGTAAACTTTTAGACTGAGGTGAATATGATTTTGCTACTTTCTCAATCCCAGGATTAGATTTATCAAAAATTTCAACAATAATAGTACCTAAACCATTCCATTGCCCAAAATCATTAAATCTAGGATGGTTTTCATCTAAAATAATATCTTTAACCCTACCAAAAATAGTAGTTTTTATTTTAGATGAGGAAGGGTTTGGGTTAGATTGAAGATTTCTAACAGCCCCTGTTAAACCAACTCTATTTATCATTATATTTTTTTAGGAGATTTAGAATTAAAATTTTCTATTTCTTTAAATAATTGTGTTTTTTCTTCTTCTGATAATCCAAAATCTTCTCCTAAATCTTTACCAGTATTAAGGGCTCTTTGAATAATAGTAGCCATTTTGATAAGATGTTCATCATTCTTAAGTCCAAGATCCATATATTCTTTAATTAAAGGAACTATAAGAGTAGCATCTCCTATGTCAGTGATTAAAGGTTTAAGTTCTTGAATAAGAGAGGTGATTTGGGTTTCTTTTTTCTTTTGATTATCATATATTTCTTGAAGTAGAGATGAAAATTTCTTGCCACCGAATATTTTTTGATCTAAATTACTCATAATATATTTTAATTATAAATATGTTCTCTAGATTTTTTTAAAAATTCATATAACCATTTTCTAAGTAAAAAATATACTTTTCTTTAAAAATACCAAACAGTTGATTAGATACTTTAGTAATTTTTTGGGTTTTAAAATCTCCTTGTTCTCTTATATAGATATAAAGGGCTTTTTTATTAAAAACATCTATATGTTCTCTTTTTCTAAATAACTCTAAAACAGAATCAGCCACTTGGGCATCAGTAGATTTTGGGAAATATTTATAAAGATTATCATCTACATAATCAACAAAACCATCTAAAAAGTATGAAAGTTTATCTTGTGAAGGGTTATTAGAATCTAAATCATATGAAAAATCTAATGAATGGTGAAGATCTTCTATAGGGGATGAATTAACTTTATTACTGTAATTTTTTTTATTATAATTAATTAACCATCTTTTAACTATAGTACCAAAATATGAATATGCTTTAGGTGGAGTTAACCTTTTTAATTCCTTTTTACATTCTTCACAAACATCATTTAAATAAGGTTCTATAAAATCTTTTATTTGTTGGAGAGTTATTTTATCAGAATTTTTAGTATAATCCAAAAATGAATTTAATTGATATAAAGGATATCTAGAAGATACATTTAGGTTTTTATTAAATTCTATCTCAGACAATATCTCATTGGGTTTAATATCTGGATTATTTTGTTGATAATCAACATAGTTTTTATAAGATGTATTACTATATTTCTTATTGATTATTTTATTTAATCTGTCATCAATACTTTTACTATGATGATATAAATGGATTTTATTTAAAAGAAAAACTATTATCTCATGTTGTAAATGTTCTAAATCCTCTACATCAGTATTATAAAATTTAAAAGTATGAATTATATTTTGAGTAAGTTTAAAAAAAGGATAATGTATATCTTTTGAATATATTTTACTTCTTTTATTAGATGATTCTGTTTTATTATAAAGTAAAATAGCATCCTCAGTTTCCTGAGTGAAGTAATTTTTATTGATTTTTGATTTAGGAGGCATATCGATGGGGGTTATTAAAGATCTTTAATCTTAAACTCATTTAAAACTTTTTGAATATTTTGTATTTCTTTAAAAAAGAAACCAATTTCATCATCTGATTTGAAAGAACCTTTATGGTCTATATCTTTGAGTTTAGTATCAATAAATTCAATTATTTGAGAAATCTTATCTAAATACTGTAAATACCCAACAAGTATATCTTCTTGTTTTTCATTTTTTTTTAAAAGATTAATGGTTGTGAATCCAAGACCCACAACCAAAAAACTTAAAATTAATATTAAAATCATCATATTTTATCTAATAAATTCATAAGCCCACTACTTTGAATACTCTTTAAAGCTTTATCTTTTGTAGGGACTTTTTTTATTGTATCATCTAATATAAAATTCTTTTTTTCATTAGGCACGGATTTTTCTTCTCCTCTTAATTTAGGTAACCATTCACGTTCAAATTCAATACGAGCAGCCATTAAGTCGGCCTGGTGTAAGATAAATGGAAGTGAAGTACGAGGCTTTTGTTCTGGCATAAATGAGAATAAATATTTTTTATTTGCTTCATCATATAAGCCATCATGGGTTTGGATTGCTAACATTTCATTAAATGTATATTGAATACCATGTGATTGGAGTAAAAATAAACCTCTATCAGGGACTGAGGCGAATGATACTTGAGTATTAAATTTATAATCTTCACCTAGTTTTTCTTTTCTCCATTTGTCATCCTGAGGGATATATGATTCATTTTCTTCATCTCCCATTTTACCTAAATCATGATTTAAAGCTGAAAATACTAATTCTTCAGTTGTAAATGTAGACATATCACATCCCTCACTTTGCCATAATCCCGCCTGTCTAAGAGAACATCTAATAACGCGTAAAACATGTTCTACATATCCTCCTGGGAAAGCGTTATGGTATTCTTTTTTATGCGCGGCTGGCATTAAAATTAGACGATCAGAATATTTTTGATAAAATTCTAATAATTTCTCTTTACGAGGAGATGAAATATAATTTTCAATATAGCCCATCAATTCTTCCCAGTTAGCCTGGATTTGTTCTGCGGTTAATTTCATAACTTATTTTTTTAGTTTAATTGTTATTATTCTCTTTCTATAATAGAATTTAGATCTTCTAATATCTCTTTTATTTCTGATAGAATGTTTATTCCTTTATTTATATCTCTTCTTGATAGTTCTGATTTTAGTCTATTTAATTTTATATCTAACTGTTCAATTCTTTTAAGAGATAAATCTTTGTTTTTCATATTTTTTAATTATTTATATTTTATGAAGTTATCAAGAATTTTTTGGGGAATCAAGCATTTTTAAAAGACTCTTAAAAGAAAATAAATAAGAACATTTCTCATAATCTTCTATTTCTTCAAAATATTTTATACTTAAATCTAAAGCCAATAAAGCCTCACCATAATTATATACTTTAACTACCTCAGGATTACTAAGATCAAAATCTTTAATCCAGTACCAAGCTCTATTATATACTAAAAAATCCTCAAATCCATTACTATTACCTTCTTTACCTTCAACTAAAGCTCTTTTAATATTCTTTCTAAAGTAATCTTTATTATTAATAATCTTTATAAACATTCCAAATTTATATTGAGGGGTTTTCTTTAATTCTTCTAAATCATAGTCACTAAAACTCCCATGGAATGTTTGATAAAAATTATCTAAGTTCATAATGTATTAACTTTTAATTTAAAGAGTTATTTTCACGTTCTAAAAGGTTGATTTTATGCTCTAATTCATTAAGTCTATCTTGAATATTCTTAAACTCTTTTAAAGGATTTATAAAATTAGGATTTGAAGGATGATATCTCCAAACTTCATCAAGGTAATTACTATTAATAAGGTATTCACTTTTTAAATTATCTAATTGAGATTTAATATCCATAAAAATATTTTTTAAAATTACCAATAACTATTTTCCTAAAACATCCACCCCTCCTTAAATACGTATATACTCACTTTTATTTAAAAAAATCAACAAAGTCATTTGTTTTTATAACCATAGAAGATGTCCTCTCTTAAAATAATTAAGAAAGAACCATTTTTCTATTATAAATATTTTTTACTTATATCTCTTGCAAATCTTCTCTACAACATCCTTAGCCTCTTGAAGATTTATCAAAAAAAACTCCCTATCAGCATTTATCCTACAATCTCTTAAAGAATTATGTATTTCACCTTCAGCACTTTTAGCATTAAAACAATAATATCCAAATTCAACAATAAAAGATTGAGGGATACCTGTTCCCCTAGATAATTGTTTAGCCCTCACATTAGGAGTATTATCGGTATAACCTATTTTATATTGGTTAGGTTTAAATGAAGGATTAGACATGATATAAATCCATGAGTCGCCTTCTCCTTCTAAATTAGCATACTTATCAATATCTCTGCCTGAGTAGTAAGTTACTTCATCCCATCCATCAGAGTCTGGGTAATTTGGGTCTGTGGATGGGGAAATTGTGAAGTATCTTGGGGTTTTGTTTTTAAAATCTTCAACGAAAGGAATGTATTTTTCTGCTTGCTTTATATCGATACGTGAAAATAACATTGTTGAGTTGATTTTATGGTTAATTTAGTTGATTATTGTGTATTTTGTATTAAAAACGTTCTATAATTCCCGGTGTTTTATACCAAGGTAAACCTGTATGGTCATTAATAGCAGTTTTCCATTCTTCTTTACTATATTGAATACCATAAATATAATACTCTGCTCTAGACATATCTCCCTCTGGGATTAAAGCGGGACCATCCCAATTATGTAGTTTACTATCAAATGTAACAGCTTTGGTTCCATCTTCTTTTACTAATCTTCTATACATTGTTTTTTTTGACATCTGGATTTTTTTTATGATTTAAAGATTTTTTGGTGAAATATGCCCATATAAAAATACATAGGAATAAAACCAATTGTTACTTGATAAGGTATAACATTAAAGGCTATTAATGTAGTTGTAGTGATACTAATAATTGAGGTAATTAGTAAGAAAATAATACTAAATTTTTGTGAGTGTTTTTTTTCTGAATTATACATAAATTTTATTTTTTATTATATTTTGTTTGCAATTCCTCTTCTGTAAGTTCTAGTGCATCATATATTCTTAACATAATATCTTTTATATTTCTTTTTCTAAAATATCTAGAAAATAAAATAGCACATGTTAATACAATCCCTAAGGATAAGAAATCAAACCTATTACACCCCATGATTGTAAAAATTAATTCAATAATACCTACTGCAAATAATACGGTGAGTGTTTTGTCTATAATTGCAATTTCTTTTTCGAGTTTCTTAATTTCTTCTTTAATTAACATAACTTTTATTTTTTAATTTAATATAATATACTAAAAATTTTTACGGACTCCAAGCTTTTTTATATAATTATATATTTTGCTGGTGGTGAAAAAAATTATAAGATTCTCTTTTTGTGGGATTTTGGGTTTTTGAATCCTTGGTTATTTCGAAATTGTGAATTTAAGTTGTATATATAGGTATATAATAATCGATGCGGGAAAGATGTTTGAGAGGAGTGAGTACATCTAACACAACCACCACACCATACCACGCATATATTGATACTAACGCGCGCGGGGATATATAACATACTAATACCATATACGTACGCACAACATCAAATAGTAATACGTACGTACGAAGTAATAGCCCCTTATTTTTCTAATTCTTCAATAACACCCTTAATTGTACCTTGCAAATACCCAATAATGTGTGCATGTGATTTGGATTGTGTTTCCCACATCTTATCTGTATCAATGATACTTTGTTTTAATAATTCTAATATGTACTTTTTATTTTTCATAACCTTAATTTTTAATTTTTTCTTATACTTAAATATACGAATGTTATTTTATTACTCTACATCCTTAGTTAATTCAATTATATCACTATTACTAACAAATACTTTAAAATTCTCAAAAAACCATCCTTTAACTACTTCAAATTCATTATTAAACAACTCCGCTTCATATATCTCAATAATCAATTCAGTTAAATCATCAACTAAATAAAAATCATTTCCATCCTCAATATTAACTACTAAATAATTTTTCATAACCTTAATTTATTAATTTTTCTTATACTTAAATATACGAATTATATTTTAATTATGTTATACCTTTAATTAATACATTCTTTTTAAGTCATACAAATCATCATCA